GGATGATACTGATCTGATCCCAGTTGGTGGTAGATTCACCATTGCCGGTGAAACTGGTTTACCGATTCACACCGTCACTGCTCGTAATACGCAACGAACAGAGACAGGGACAACTCAGATTACGTTTACCACAGCCGTTGCCTCTGCTGTTGCAGATGACGCTGTACTCACATGGATGCCCCAACGCCTCACAGTCAAGATTGGTGACGGTGACCTTACGTGGACTGAAGCACGAGACTTCATCTACGATCTTGATCGTGATCTACTTGACACTGTTCGACAAGGCGAAGAACAACCTCTGGAAGTCGACCTCAACTTCATCTATGATTTCGTCACAACTGAAAGTGGTCAAACGATCACTCCGGTAGACGCTCTCAAGCGTATTGGTGAAGCTTCTGAATGGGTTTCCAGTTCATCTGACCTCTGTGAGCCATACGCAGTCGACATCTTTGTTGTCAACTGCCAACCATGTGGTACAGATCAAGATGAAGAATTGCTGTTCTCCGACTTTAGATATGAGAGCCTTGAATACTCTATTCGGGACGCCGCTATTGGTGTTTCCGGTCGATGCAACGTCACCGACGCACAAGCAACAAGAACCGCTACCGGTGATGGTTGTGCATAAGGAGTAATCATGGGCGATCATGACCTGTTAGTTCGTATTGATGAGCGAGTCGAAGCTATGAAAGGCGATATTGAGTCGATCACAGATTCACTTGAAGATCATTACGTAAAACAGGAAGAATTTCGTCCTGTCAAGACTCTAGTGTACGGTGCTGTAGGCTTTATGCTCTGTACCGTCACTATCGTCTTGCTTCGATATTTCATGCTTGGGTAACGGTAACCATTGATTCATTTTGGCACGAAATGATGATCAAAGCCGGTTAATTTTTCTGTAGCGCTACTCAATTAGGAGATACAAAATGGCCCGTATTGAACTACGCAATACGACCATCTACATCCAAGACGGGCTTGCTGGTACTTGCTTGATCAATGAACCCACGACGGCACCAGATGATGCTGATACTGAGGTGGATGTAGATACGGTCGCATTGAACACGGACGATCCCGACCTTATTCCGGTCGGTGCTCGATTTACTGTTGTGTCCAGCACATTGACCTATACGGTCACTGGACGAACTCCAGCTTCTGCGTCACCAACAACTAATATTGTCTTTACCCCGGCTTGGGGTACAGGTAACGCGCCAGCGACTGATGACACGGTCACATTCCTGCCGCAACGCTTGACAGTCAAAATTGGTGATGGTGACCTAACTTGGACTGAAGCACGAGATTTCATCTACGATCTTGACCGCGATTTGCTCGATACTGTCCGACAGGGCGAGGAGCAACCGCTCGAAATCGATTTGAACTTTGTGTATGACTTCGTCACAACTGAAAGTGGTCAAACGATCACTCCGGTGGACGCTCTTAAGCGTATTGGCGAAGCGACTGAATGGGTATCTAGTTCGTCAGACCTCTGTGAACCGTATGCAGTTGACATCTTTGTTGTTAACTGCCAACCATGCGGCACAGACGAAGACGAAGAATTGCTATTCTCTGATTTCCGATATGAGTCTCTCGAATACTCTATTCGTGATGCGACTATCGGTGTATCTGGTCGATGCAATGTAACTGATGCTCAAGCCACACGTCAGACAACTGGCGATGGCTGCACGTAATCTTCCTCTAGGTGGGCCGGGATTGGCCCGGCTCACCTTTCCTTAACCTATGAGAGGGTAAACTCATGAAAATCGGTGGAGTAGTAATTAAAGGCCCGTCTGAAGAAGTTCTTGTTCTTCCAAGATTGGACGGTGATATTATCATCAAAGCAAAGGCTGTCTTGGACATGAAAGAGTTCGAGAAGCTGTGCCCAGAACCACAAGCTAAAAAAGTTCTAATGGCCGGTGGCTGGAAAGAAAATACAGAAGACCCCGGTTACAAAGAAGCAATGAAAGAATACGGTGACAACCGTTGGAACTACATTGCCTTAAAATCATTGGAACCAAGCAATATCGAATGGGCTGAAGTTGATATTGGTGACTCTTCTACCTGGAAACATTGGTCTAAAGAATTAACTGATGCTGGTCTTAGCAGCGTTGAAGTCAATCGTATTACAGTTTGTGTAATGCAGGCCAATTGCCTTGATGACAAAAAGCTAGAGAAGGCTCGCGAATCTTTTCTACGTGGTCCGGGGGACGAGCAGGCAAAGTCCTCTGGCCCAGATACAGAACAGGAGAATACGCAATCTGGCGAGCCTGCGAACGATTCGGAATAATGCCTCCTGGCGCACCAGAGGGGGCGTATTTAAGGTGGGATGATTGTGGAGTTTGGACGCAAGCACAATTGATTGAATATGATCGCGTGAGGCATCACGATGACAATACGATGGAGAAAACAGATAGTTCTCGTAAAATTCGACCAGCGCGGATACCAAAACGCCGTCGATGATCATATGACACAAGTCACAAAGGATGCTGCTATATCGTGGCTTACAGTTGTGCTTGCTATCATTCCCACATGGTCCCGTGCTTCTAGAGCTACTTTTAACGAATTGGCAGAAGCAGTTGGATTCCCTTTAACATTTGGACCTGTTAGGAGTCGAAAAGACCGCCTCAACTTGGGGCTTTCCACAAGTCGAGGCGGTCTCGACACCACATCTACTTCTTGGCACTTCTTTTACGAGACTGATCTTCGTTATCTTGAGTATAACGAATTTAATAAGGTTATTTTTGGAGAAGCACCAAATGTGTTTTCACGTTCAGGTTTAATCAACCCAACTCCATACAACTTTCAAGAAGCCGGTCTTGCTGACTTCAAAAGTTTTGCCGCAGGTGTAAGACTTCCTAATCCCTTCTTATTCATCTCGCCAAAATTGATTTCGGGACAAACATAATGGCTGTAATCACCCAAAGACTAGGATTTGAAGCATCTGATGCAATTGCAACATTGGGCTTGTTGGCAAATGCAATAGGACAGGTCAACTCTCAGTTAAGAACTCTCAATACCTTAACTAATCAGACGCGCGGGCTCAATGCAATGGGCGATGCGTTTGCAAGTGCCAAGGATAAGGCTCTTGAAGCTGATCGTCGTATCAGAACTTTGCGTCAAACATTCCAAGATGTTGGAGAGAAAGGGTCTAAAGCAGGTAAAGACATCACAGTTTCTTGGCAAACTCTGGTAAGGGTTGTTCAAACACAACTTATTGTCAGAGCATTAAGTGCTTTACAGCAAGCATTTATTGAATCTGCCCAAGCAGCACGGGATTTTGAAATTCAAGTCGGCAGAATTTCTCTTATTGCCCAAGGTCCAGGTTCATCTATTGATGAACTCCAAGAATCGGTTCGTGGATTGTCTAATGAATTAGGACGACCACTTGATGAAGTTGGAACGGCAGCATTTGAAGCCTTCCAGAATGATCTAGGTAATACAGCAGAGACAATTGAGTTGCTGCGTACTGCCGCAGGAGACTTGGCATTAGTTACAGGCGGCGATCTGGTAGACTCGGTTAACGCTATCAGTTCAGTGATGAAAGTCTTTAAGCTTGATGCTAGTGAGGCTAACGATGTAGCAGATGTTATGTTCGGTACGATTGATAAAGGTCGTGTCACATTGGATGAATTGGCCAATAGTCTTGGTAGCGTGGCCCCTCTTGGACGAGAAGTCAGCGTATCATACCGAGAGATTTCTGCTGCCATTGCTGGTATTACTCTTCAAGGTGTTGACGCCGCACGAGCCCAAACTCAATTACGTGGTGTTTTCAATGCCCTTCTTAAGCCAACTAAAGAATTACAGGCCGCATTTGAGACCTTGGGTGTTGACTCTGGCCGTGATCTTATTGAAACCTCTGGCGGTTTGATTCAAGCCCTTCAAGCGTTAGAACAACTTGCAGGTGATAATGAGGTTGTTTTCCGCTCATTCTTTGGACGTATTCGTGGTTCTCTTGGTGCCATTAACATTCTTAATGATGGTGCTAGTGAGACAACTAGAATCTTGAAGGAACTCGGTGAAGAGTCAGGACGTGCAGCCGAAGGCGCTGCAAAACTGAATGAACTTGATGCTCGTCAAGCAGAGATTGCGTTTCAACAACTTAGTAATATTCTTACTGAATTGGGCGAGATTGCCAATAATGTGCAAAGGATTCTTGCGCAAGGTCTTCTTGCTGTTATTCCTAGTGCAGAACAGTTGACTATTGTTATTGTTGGTTTAAGCACTGCCCTTGCTGCGGCAGCAGTTGCTGCTGCATTTTTTGGGGCTGCACTTTTGCCGGCGCTTTTGCCAATTGCTTTACTTGCTGGAGCAGTAGCTGTTGCCTTCAAGTTAGGTGACAGCATTGGTGAACTTATCAAACAGACTACTGGCTATAACACAGAGTTGGAAAGACAAGCAGAGTTACACAAGAAGATTGATGAAGTCAGTGAAGCGGCTACCAAGCGTACAGTTGAAAATACTAAAAAGGCTACAGAAGACCTTAAAAAAAGAGTCAAGAGTTTCACGGACTCATCTATAAAAGAATGGAAGAAATATGGTGAGGCTGTTGCGAGAGTCAATGACGCTATCAAATCTTCGACTGAAAGTGCTCTAAATAACTTTGAAACAAAAATCAAAGGAATCATTAAGGGCATTGATGAACAAATCAATGGACTTGATGAGACATTTAAAGACTTTGCTACACGTGCATCTGATGCAAGTGACGAGCTTGAACAATTTAAGTTTGATAAATCACTTCGTGGTCTAGATGAAGTTGAGCAAGCTACAAAAAGAACTGAAAGAGCACAACGTGCCTATAACAGTGCGGCGGCATTAGCGCAACAAATCAATTTTGCAGACCCAGCACAACTTGAGGTTCTTCGCGATGCCTTAGAAGGCGCAAAAGAATTAGCAGAACAAGCTGACCGTGCTGCTCAAGGTACAGATGATGAAAGACTGAAAAGACGTGCAGAAAATGCTCGTCTAAAAGCATTGAAATTAGCTGAAGCTGTTGAAAAAGCTGGAGCTAGACGAGTTCAACAATTCAAAGAAGGTTTAAATCGCGCCGATTTTGAACTAGAGAAAAAACGATTAGCTGAACTTATTGAGTTAGGTAAGCAAGTTGGTGAGGCTCAAAATGTTGAAGGAATCGCGGAACAATTTGGTACAGAGGAGCAAAAGAAAGCTGCCAAAGCAGCATCCGAAGCAGCTAGAAAAGAATTTGCCGATGCTGTCGGTGAAATTGATTTCTCGAAATTAGACCTTCTTGGTTTGGGAGATGCTGCAAGGCGGGCAATATCTGAAATAGCAAAAGAACTTGATACGGCTCAAGTTGAATGGACCAATGCTGCTAATGCTTTGCAAACAGCATTGGACGATCACGGTCCATTTTCCGCTATTGTAAAAATTGCTCAACTTACTGGTGGAGACACTGGAAATCTGGACCTAGATCAGCAATTACTAGAGTCCCGTGAAGCTGCTGGCGGTGATCTTGCTAAACAAATTCAAGGTGATATTCAAGCTTTAGGCGATTTTGTAGCTGCACAGCAACAAGCCTCTGGTGAATCAACAGCATTCCGAGCGAAAGTGAATTCTTCTCTACAAGGGTTTGCACAACAGGTTGACAGTCAACTAACAAATCCATTCAAAGTTGGTTTAGACTTCCTTAAACGAGCCGGTGAAAGTTTTATAGCAGGCCCATTAGTCGATTTCGAGCCCACTGTAACAAGAGGACGAGCCGCATTTACAGCGTTATCTGGGGAAATTAAAAAAGTCGGTGAAGGGCTTGTTCAAGATGGACAAATTCCTGTCAAGAAATTGGAACTTCGACTAGAGGAACTCCGACAAAAAGGCATAGCGATACAAAAACAAGGATTACTAACTTCCCAACAAGAAAAGATTCTTGCTGATCAATTATTATCAACAATTGATCTAGTCGGACAAGCGAAGGATGAAAATGCTCGTCGTAAACTTATTGATCCAGAAGCAACAACAGATGCACAGGAACGTGTGCAGGAGTTGAAAGAGAATATTGATAATATTGAAGCCGACGCAACTCTTGGAGACTTGCCAACAGAGTTGCAGAACGCTCAGACTCGATCACAGACTACTGCCACTAATCTGCAAAATAGTGCGACAGCAGCAGGTACCCTTGCCACTAACATGGGTGCTACAGCAACGAGCGCAGAAACAGCTTCCGATGGTTCTGGTAAAACTAAAACGAATGCTGAAACTGCAATTGCGCCCACAGTTAAGTTGACTACAGCGTGGGCAAATGTGGCTAAGAATGCGCTAGCTGCTGCTAAGGCTGCCTCAGCGGCAGGCGGCGCAGGCGCTGCTGCCACAGCTTACTTCGGAGGTAAGCCGATCTACAAGCAAAAGGGAGGGCCAACTACAAGAGGACAGGACACTCGTTTGGTGGCTGCCGCACCGGGCGAGATATTTTTGAACCAGAGAGTCAGCAGAAACTTCTCGTCAGAACTTCTGGCTCTCAATGCTAATCAGAGTCCGCAATTCAGGGAGCAGGGTGGACCTGTAACAACTATTGGTGACGTAAATGTTAATGTCCATACTGATTCATCTGGTGGAATTGACGGGCGTCAAATCGGAAATGACATCCGACGTGAATTGCGTCGGGGCACACTTCGCCTTTCTTAGGAGAAAGACATGAAACTACAAAAGAAAATTAACCTGAAGGGTAATCCTTTTGTTGAACACTTTGACAAGAGTGGTCGACTGAAAGGTATCTTCGATATCGATAACGGTATCGTTGACGTAGGTATCAATTATCTACTTGATGCTGGGTTTGACGGCGGAACCC